GGGAGAGCCGCGAGGCTCTCTTTCATTTTGGGAGAAGGACTATGATTATCGACCACAACGACAGAAGATATCGCGACAAATGGAATGTGATGGAGGGCAACAAGTATAACGGCGCCTTCTACTACAGCAAGGAGATAGTCGCGAACATAATCCCGAATGTCAAGACAGACCGGAACTGGATCACAGTCAATGTGAAGGGAGCAGGATGCGACCATGCGATCGTATTCATTCACAACAATCTGCATCCGGAGAACTATGACTGGCTGCAGACATACGGCTATAAAGATCTGATACTGGTATGCGGAGTGCCGGAGACTTGCGAGAAGGTAGCGCATCTCGGAACTCCGATCTATTTGCCGCTGTCGATCGATGTGGAATATGTGAAACAATTCAAGACTGCAAAGACCAGGAAGATAGCATACGCCGGCAGGAGAGCTAAGCGCAGGAACGCTAAGCTGCCGAAATACATCGACTATATCGAAGGAATCAAGCGCGAGGAATTCTTGAAGCTGATCGCCAAGTACGACACAGTGTACGCAGTCGGGCGCTCAGCTATAGAGGCGAAGGCGCTGGGCTGCAAGCTCAAAGCCTACGATCCGAGATTCCCGAAGGTATCATTCTGGAAAGTCATAGACAACAAGACGGCAGCGAAGATGCTGCAGGAGAAACTCGACGAGATAGATGGCAAAGGAATTCGCGAAACAATTCTATAACTCGAAAGCCTGGCGCGAAGTGAGAGAGCTGAGGATCGGAATGGATCGAGGCATCTGTCAGATCTGCGGCAAGCCTGGCAATGAAGTCGACCACATCATCGAGCTGACGCCGGACAATATCTATGACGAGATGATAGCTCTCAACCTGGACAACCTGCGGACGTTATGCCATCGATGTCATACTCGAAAGACAATGCAAGGACAGCGAAGCAAAGAGGATGAGAGCATCGCACTCGACAGAATTTTTTTTACAGAGGACGGCATGCCGGTAAAGGCTATGCCCCCCTTAAATCGCGAATAACCTTCTCAGCCATAGACCGGGCAGTGAACCTTCGTATTGATGAATGGCGTGCGCACGAGGGGTGTGGTTACAAAAATGCAATATGATGAAGAAATTGTATACAAAAACGGAGAGTAAAAATGGCTGAATTCGTTCAAATTTACACGGAAAAGCAGCGAAAAAGCAAAATTAGAAAAGAGATCAAAAGACTTGAAGAAATTTTAGGAAATCAAGACGATCTCGCCACGGAATTGATCCGGACAGCTGCCTTTTTGAAAGTCGAAATCACCGAAACGGAGGCCATCATCCAGCGCGATGGCGTAGTGGAGCCCTACAAGAATGGCGAAAATCAATACGGCCAGAAAAAGAGCTCGGCCGTCGAAGTACATGACAAGTTTTTGAAGAATTATCTCTCGACGATCAAGCAGCTGGCGGAGCTCCGCAGCCCGGATGATTTAGACGCACAGGACGAATTCCTCAAGCACATTACAGGGAATTGATATGTCCAATGCGATAACCGAATATTACACAAAAATGGTGAATGGCGAGATCCTCGTCAATGACATGATCAAGAAGCAGTACGACATCCTGGCCAATGCTATCGAGCAACCCGGAAGATTCCACTATGACGATGATATCGCGACGAAGCACATATCATTCATGCAGAAATTCTGCAAGCAGTCACAAGGGAAGATGGGAGCTCCGATAGTGTTCGAGCCGTTTCAGCTCGCAGCACTCTCGGCGATCTATGGATTCGTCGACGATGACGGCTACAGGCAATTCCAGGAGTGTAACTGGTTTATGGGCCGGAAGAACGGAAAGACCACGCTATCGAGCTGCATGAGTCTCGACCATCTATGCAACGACGGAGAAGGAGCTCCGGAAGGCTACTTCCTGGCGACAAAGAAGGAACAGGCCCGGAAGGGCTTCGACGAGGCCGAGAGGATGAGAAAACACTCGCCATTCCTCCGAAAGCATGTCCGGAAGCGCGGCTATGATATTTACTTCCCTCTGAACGAAGGAACGCTCAAGCCGCTGGCATCGGACACTAACAAAATGGACTCGTTCAATGCCTCGTTCGTCTGCATCGACGAGCTGGCAGCGATAACGAATAGATCTCTATACGACGACATGAAGCAAGCGACATCGGCTATGCAGCGCCGGCAGCCCTTGCTTCTTTGCATTTCGACAAACAATTTCGTCAGAGACGGCATATTCGATGCGCAAGTCGAGTACGGAAAAGGCGTCCTCAATGGGAATATCCATGATGAGCGCTTCCTGTTTCTCTACTATGCGCTTGACAAGAAGGAGCACTGGCTCAAAGAGAAATACTGGATCATGGCGAATCCGGGCCTCGACACGATCAAGTCGAGAGAGAAGCTCAGAGGATATGTCGACAAGGCCAGAGTCGACAGAGCATTCAAGCCGACAGTCATGGTGAAGGATTTCAACCTCACCGAAAACGCTCATACAGCATGGCTCGAGTACGATGAGGCATTCAATGACGAAGTGCTCGACATGGACTATCTGAAAGGCGCCTACGCTATCGGCGGAGCGGATCTGTCAGCTACGACGGATCTGACTTGCGCGACGCTGATAATCAAGCGTAAGGATGACGATAAAACATACGCGATACAGCATTTCTTTATGCCGGAATCCCGACTCGAGGAAATCGAGAAGCAGGACAAGCCGGAAGCTCCGTATCGCCTATGGCACGAGCAAGGCTGGCTGACTATATGCTCCGGAACACAGGTGCAGTATCACGATGTCACAATGTGGTTTTTCACTATGTGCTCACAGCATGAACTCCGGCCACTCTGGATCGGTTACGACAGAGCCCTCGCCGGCTATTGGGTAGACGAGATGGAGAGCTACGGCTTCACGATGGAGAAGATAGCTCAAGGCCCGATCACATGGACATATCCATTCAAGATGCTCAAGGCAGAATTCAAAGCGCACAAAGTGATATATGACAAAAATCCTGTCACTCTATGGTGCTTGATCAACACCGGCGTCAAGTCAACGAATCCGCAAGGAATAGAATCGCAGGCGCCTATTAAGATCAAACAGAGCAGAAGGATAGATGGCACTGTCTCGCTGCTCAATGCCTATACATGCATGAAAAATCACGAGGAAGAGTATCTATCTTTGATTCACTAAGAAGGGAGCGAAATGTTTAATTTTTTCAAGAAAATCAAGGCCAGGCTGCAGACCTGGCGAGAATTCGGAGGCTTCCGCTCGATATTCACTAACTTCGGAGCGGACATGTATGCCTCGGCAATCGTAAGAAGCTGCATCCGCGTCCTGGCAGAATACTCCAGTAAGGCGGATCCGGCTACGAGCAAAACGAAGCTGACGCAGATACTCAAGTACAGCCCGAACATATTCATGTCCGGATCAGACTTCCTGTACAAGATCCGCGTCATGCGCGAAGTGCAGAATACGGCATTCATTCTGATAGACCGCGATGCAAACGGAGTACACGGATTTTATCCAGTGCCGTATACATCCTTCGAGACGCTGCAGGATCCTCAAGGATTCATCTACATTCGATTCGCGCTGCAGAGCGGCAGCGAGCTTGTCGCCGCATGGGAAGATCTGATAGTGCTCCGCAAGGATTACTACAGATCCGACATCGCAGGAGAGAGCAATCAGCCGATATTGTCTGATCTGGAAATGATCAACACGACAGACCAGGCGCTCGCAAACGCAGTGAAGTCGACATCGAATCTGCGCGGCATCATCAAATACCAGGCGACAGGCGGACTCTCGGCCGAGGATCTCAAGAAGAAAAAGAACGATTTCATTGAGTCGTATACATCTGCAGACGAGAACGCCGGCATCGGCGCACTCGACAGGAGCATGGAATTCCTGCCGGTCGAGCTCAAGCCTATGACGGCCACATGGACACAGATGCGCGAGTACAGAGAGAATGTGTATCGCTATTTCGGCGTCAATGATGATGTGCTGCAGTCGAAGATGACAGCTGACGAGGCCCAGATCTTCTACGAGGCGAAGATTGAGCCATTCTTGATACAGCTGTCGCTCGAGATGACGCGGAAGATCTACTCGGACAATGAGATCTCTCGCGGAAATTTCGTCAAGTATCAGTCATCGGCGATTCAGTGGATCTCAATGACAGAGAAGCTGAACATGAAGCAATACATCGACATCGGAGCGCTCACTCGAAACGAGTGGCGAGAGATGATGAATCTCGCTCCTCTGCCGGGAGGCGATGTGCCGATCATGAGGCTGGACACGCAGCCTCTCGATGATAACGATGAGAGCGAAAACGAAGGAGACAAGGAGGAAAAGGAATAATGAGCGAGAAGGACAATATCGAAAAGCTGATAGAGAGCAGAGGCGCTCAATTCAGAAACTTTAATATCGGCCAGATCGAAGTCAGAAAAGATGACGACAATGGCAAAGAGAAGATGATCATACGAGGATTTCCATGCGTGTTCGACAGCGAGACGCTGCTCTACAGCTTCAAGGGCTGGGATGGCTACGAAGTCAGAGTATTTGAGAAAGTGGATCCAGATGCTTTCGACGAAGCCGACATGTCCGATGTGATATTTAACTACAATCACTGCGGCCGAGTATTCGCCAGGACAAGAAACGACAGCCTCAAGCTGGGGATCAACAAGCCTACCGGCCTCGAAATGGAGACGGAGCTCTGGGCTGACGATGAAGGGCATTGCCAGCTTTACAGAGACATCAAGAGAGGCAATATCGACAAGATGTCATACTGCTACATTCCGGCTACGACTGAATATTCTGTAGTTGAGGACAGTGAGAGCGAAGTGCGCGAATATCACTATGTCGTCAAGAAGATCAGCCGCGTTCTGGATGTTTCTGCAGTTGATATACCGGCGTATGACGCCACAGAAATCAGTGCGAGGAGATTGTTCGATGCGGAAAGCGCCGAGCATGAAGCGGAAAGCAGAAACGCGGCAAGCGTGGCCCGAGCAAAGTTTAACTACATGATGAAGTCAAGGAGGAAATGACATGGATTTCAACAAAGAGAACTACACGACTCACGAAGAAGTCGAAAAGAGGATGAAGGAACTCCAGGGCCTCGTAAAGAGGTCGAACGATGTCAAAGAGATCGAGGCATACACTGAGGAGCTCGGACTCCTGCAGGAGAGAGATGCAGAACTCACAGACATCGAGGAGAGAAAGGCTGCCGTCAGAGAAATCGAGGCAGGCGAGAGAAGCACAAATGTAACGGAAAGGGGAACAGCAATGCCTAACAATGTTATGAACGACTTTAACTATGAGTCTCCGGAATACAGATCCGCATGGCTCAAGATGATGGCTGCAGACAGCAGAGGAAACATGATGCTCGGAGAGCTCACTGAGGTAGAGCAGAGAGCATTCACATTCACGACTGCAAACAGCGGAAGCCTCGTGCCGAAGGTAACACTCGACAGGATCGTAGATCTCGTCAAGTCCGAAGCTCCGATGCTTGAGGATGCTGAGATTTCTCAGATGGCCGAAGGCTTCGCCATTCCGGTCAGAAAAGCTATCGCTGGCGGCGATGCTGCTGCTGTAGCTGAGGGCGCTGCAAACGATGATGAGCAGGATACATTCGCTCTGATCACGATGCCAGGCGTCGACATCAAGAAGCATGCCATCATGACACGCAGAATGAAATTCCAGAGCATCGATTCATTCGAGAGCTGGCTCGTAGCCGACACCTCCAAGAGAATCGCAGTCGCGAAGGAGAAAGTGCTCATCACAAGACTCGATGGCGGAGATCCGCTCGGCGGAAGCACATACAATACGGATGTCGCTATCGCTGCCGGCAATGTACTGACAGACCAGCCATACACCGACGCAGCTATCAGAAACATCATGTCTCTGATCGACGAGAATGGCCAGGTAGTCGTATATGCTAACCGCAAGACCGTATACAACGGCCTCGCAGGCATCGAGACAACCGACGGCAAGAAGGCATTCATCGAATCTGCTATGGCAGATCCGACAGTCAAGGGCATCATCTACGGCGCTGTCGTCAAGGTAGATGCAAACCTTGACGACGATGTAGCGTACTTCGGAGTGGCCGGCGCTCTCAAGGGCAACGACTTCGCTCCTCTCGAGATCTTCCCAACAGTCGAAGCCAAGACTGCGAATATCATATTCACAGGCACAGAGGTATTCGACGGCGGCCTCGAGAATCCGAAGGCATTCGTCAAGGCTACATTCTCGGGCTCAGCCTCGGAATAACGAAGGCCAGGGCCGTCACTGAGGTAAATGAGGAGGAGGGATCGCAGGATCTCTCCTCTTTGACGGTAGCCGAGCTCAAGGCTCTGGCCAAAGAAAAAGGCTACACGATAACCTCGACACGGAAGGCAGATATCATAGCGGAAATCGAAGCACAGGAGGCGTAACATGAGCGCATCATTAAGAGATAGGATCAAATTAAATCTGGGAATCAGTCATGACAGACTCGATGACGAGATCGATGCGCGCATCGCTGCCGGTCGCAGAGAACTCATCCGCATCGGAGTCACGGAAACGATGGCAAATAGCAACGATGAGCTCGTCTCTGATGGGCTCATCGATTTCGTGTGTATGCGCCTCGCGTCCGACGACAAAGAGCGTGATCTCTGGGAGCGCGCCTGGGATATCGTATCAGTGAGCCTCATGAACACATCCGCGTATTACGAGGAGAGCGAGTAATGTATAACGAAGTGATTCAGCTCGTAGCAGAGCAGACCGGAACGGTCGACAAATACGGCAATGACACGCCTATATATACGGCTCGCGAAGTGCTTGCTGATATCCGTAGTATAGGCATGCGCGAATTCTACAGCGCGGCCCAGACGGACTACAAGCCGGAGTGTACTGCCGTCCTGGCGGACTACAGAGACTATGACGGTGAGGAAATAATCATCTGGAATAGCGAGATATATCATCTCGTCCGGGCATACAGGAACGGCAGGCAGCTCGAGCTCACTCTTGAGCGCAGGATCGGAGATCTCGACATCGAGATCGAGGAGGAGGACGATGAGTCAGAGTAATTCAATCAGCCATCAGATCGATGAGATCCTAACGACATATACCAACCAGGTAAAAGAAGTCATGGAGAATACCATCGAGGAAGAGGCGAAGGACACGGCCAAAGAGCTCAAATCAACCTCACCGGAAAGAAGTGGAGCATACGCTCGCAGCTGGAAAGTGACAAAGAGAGGCGACACTTATATCGTGCATAATGCGAAGCACTACAGGCTGACGCATCTGCTCGAGAACGGCCATGTCGCAAGGAATGCAAAAGGCACATACGGACGCGCCAAAGCGATCAAACATATCGGGCCTGCTCTCGACGAAGCGGAGAGAGAACTGCCACGCAAATTAGAATCGAGGTTAAGACAGCTATGACAATACAAGAAGTGCTGGAGACAACAAAACTGCCGACATACTACTTCACTCCGAAGGGGAAGAAGCTGCCGGCGAGATATCTGGTATGGTACGGAAATGGCCAGACCGCAGCGGATGCAGATGACACTCTCTACTTCCGGAAAAACGGCTATGTAGTCGAATACTACTTCAAACGCAAGGATGAAGAGGCGGAAGAAGTGATCGAGCTGGCGCTGCTTGATAACGGATATCTGTTCGAAAAGAGCGAAGATGTCTACATCGACGATGAGGGCGTATTCGCAATCTATTACTATGTTTCATAGGAGGTATAACAATGAGTGACACTAACAAAGTCGAATTCGGACTCAAGAATGTGCATGTAGGCACATATACAGTAGATCCGACGACAGGCGCAGTGACTATGGGAACTCCATTCAAGCTGCCTGGCGCCGTGAGTCTGTCTCTGGATCCGGAAACAGAAGAAGTCAAGACATACGCTGATGATGTCATCTACTATGCTGACTACAGCGACAACGGATTCAGCGGATCTCTCGAAATGATGAGATTCCCGGATGAGTACAAGCTGAAATTCTGCGGATTCATCCAGCTGGATGATGGCGGAATCGCTCAGTCGAAGTACGCGACAAGACCAGACCTCTATATCTGTTTCGAAGGGGATGGAGACAAAGAAAAACGCAGAGGGATCCTGTACAATGTCAGAGCTTCCGTACCGTCCAGAGAACACAAGACGAAGGAAGGCTCGAACGAGCCGAATACAGAGTCTTGCGATCTGACGGTCATGGGCGACAATGCCACAGGACTCACGAGAGTATACTATCCGCAGTCTGCAGATGGCTACGATACTCTCTTCACGAATCCGCCAGCTCCACAGCTGCCGGTGGAATCTGAATAGCATCAGAGCAAAAGCAATGAGAAAGCGGCCGCAATGGCCGCTTCTTAATTGCATTATACAGGAGGGCGAAAATGGAAAATACAATTCAGATAAGCGAAACGCAGTCCTTCAAGGTAGATAACAGCCTTGCATGGATGATGATATACAAATCTCAATTCGGACATGACATCATTCCGGAACTGATGCCATTTGTCGGCGCACTGAGCGAGATGATATCTGGCCTCGTCGCCGATGGCCTTGAGATAAAGAGCGCAGAAGATCTCATGAGCCGCCTCGACAAAGAAACGATGACGAACATGCTCGTAGAACTGACAGGAGTAGAATTCGTGTCTTTCTTGAATATATGCTGGGCGATGGCAAAATGCGCAGATCCGACAATCGAAGAGCCTGTCAGATGGATGAAACAATTTGAGACATTCCCTCTCGACATCGTGGCACCGGAAATATTCAGTCTCGCGATACAAGGCGTCGTGTCGGAAAAAAACTTGAAGAGGCTTCAAGAACAGATCAAGAGCTTGAAGCCGAAGAAGAAAACAGGACGGACATCGAGCAAATCCTCGCCACAGGAGTCGCATGCGGACTAAGCGTAGCGGAGATGAGAGCGATGACACTCGGACAGATAGTCGATTTCTGCGTAGAGTGCGCAAATCGAAGAATCAAGGCCGCAGGAGAAACACGGCCAGGTGGTAAATCTAAAGCGAAAAGAAGGAAGGCCACGCAGGCCGACTGGGATAGATTCTGGGGATAGATTATGGCAGGCCAAATAAAAGGAATAACAATTGAATTTGACGGCAATACGACCAAACTACAAAAGGCGATCAAGGATGTCAAGAACTCCACAAACGATGTCGACAAGTCTTTAAGAGCGGTTAACAAGAGCCTCAACATGGATCCGTCGAATGTCACTCTGCTCACACAGAAGCAACAGCTCCTAAAACAGAGAATTGAGGAGACGAAAGACAAGCTCAAGAATCTCAACGATATGCAGAAGCAGCTCGACGCCCAGGGCGTAGACAAGAACTCGAAAGAGTATCAAGAACTGCAGCGAGAGATCATCAAGGCGGAGACTGAGCTGAAACAATTCGAGAAGGAATCAAGGCAGCTCGGCAATGTCAAGATGACAGCCCTCGGAGAGCAATTCAAGGAGACAGGAAGCAAGATCACGGCCGCAGGAGAGTCGTTGAGAGGAATCTCGATGGCTGCGGCCGCTGCGTCTGCAGCCATCGGAGCGCTCACGGTAAAAAGCGGAAAGTGGGCCGACGATCTCAATACGATGTCAAAACAGTATCACATGAACACGAAAGATCTGCAGCAGTATTCACTTGCAGCCGATCTCGTAGATACGAGCGTGGAGACAATAGCGAAAACACACACCAAGCTCGAAAAGAGCATGGCGTCCGCCGCGAAGGGATCCGGAGCAAATGCAGAGGCGTTCAATAAGCTCGGCATATCCGTGACGGATGCAAACGGAGAGCTCCGCAGCGGAGATGAAGTGTGGCAGGAGACAATCAAGGCTCTCGGCCAAGTGGAGAACGAGACTGAACGCGACGCTCTCGCTATGCAATTGATGGGAAAATCGGCAAGCGAACTGAATCCACTCATCGAGGACGGAGGCGAGACATATAAGAATCTGGCCGAGACAATGGAGAAATATAATCTCGATTTCATCGACCAGGAGACGCTCGATAATGCGAACAAATTCAACGACGTGCTCGATACCATTAAAGCTATCGGCCTCGTCGCGTTTCAATCTATCGGAGCTGAACTCGCCGGATATCTCGCTCCTGCGCTCGCGAAAGTAGTCGGATGGATAGGCAAGCTCGCAGGATGGCTCGGCAATCTGGATCCGGCTATCCTTGCTGTCGTAGCAGGAATCACCGGCCTCGTCGCAGTGCTCGCACCGGTGCTGATATTTGTAGGCAAAATGGCTACAGGCATCGGCGCGATAATAAAGCTGGTCGGAATAGTAGGCCCGGCCATAGCCGGAATCGGCACGACCATTCTGCCGATCATCGCCATAATTGCCGCAGCAATAGCTATCGGAGTGCTCTTGTACAAAAATTGGGACACTATCAAAGCGAAGGCGATAGAACTATGGAACAGCCTCAAGGCCACATTCGAAGGCATCAAGACGGCCATATTGACGGCGTGGGAGGCGATCAAGGCAGGCGTCACGGCTGCCGTAAACGCAGTCAAGACCGTCATACAGACCATCTTCGCGGCCATAGTGGCTATAATCACAGGCTATGTGAACATGTACAGGACGATCATAACTACTGTATTCAATGCCATCAAGACGGTCGTACAGACAATATTTACGGCGATACAAACGGCAACGACTACGATCTGGAACGGCATCAAGCTCGCGATCACGAATCCTATACAGGCAGCGAGAAACATCGTCACGAATACCGTGAACGCCATCAAGTCGGTCATAACCGGACTCCAGGGCCTCATCGGTACGGTGAAGAATATATTCTCGAGTATCAAGTCGGCCATGACGAGCCCGATCGAGACGGCGAAGCAGACTATCAGCAATCTCATAAGCAAAGTGAAAAGCCTCTTCCCGGTCAATATCGGAAAGGCGTTCAATATAAAGCTGCCGCATGTAAGCGTCGGCTCGAAGAGCGTCAAAGTCGGAGATAAAAGCGTAAGCGTGCCGACGTTCTCGATAGATTGGTACGCTAAAGGAGGCGTGTTCGACAATCCGTCGCTGATCGGCGTAGGAGAGGCCGGACGAGAGATCGTCACACCGGAGAAGCTGCTCGATCAGAAGCTCGCTGCATCGACAATGAACACAGAGAGGCTGCTCATGGAGATGATCCGACAGAATCAGATCATGATAGACGAGCTCCGGAAGTCGAAGGAGCTCAAAGTAGATAAGCGTGTCGCCGGCAGGATAGTCAATGAGCTGGTCGTAACATAGGAGGATATCAATGGGAATAAGAACACTCGAAACGGTCGAATATTACGACCGAAATGGCGTCCTCAAGCTGACGCTCAACAGGCATCCGTACTTCGCCGACACAAAGAATCTCAAAAACTGGTCATACGGCTATGATCAGCGATACGGCAAGATAGAAAACTTCTATCGGTCGAAGAATGACTATGAGCTGAATATAGGCGTCGCAGGAGATGGCCTCGAGGCCAGAGACGCGCTCTGCGACATATTTAATGCAGATGTAATGGCAGGAGAGCCCGGCACTCTAAAAATAAGAGGATGGGCTCTCAAGTGCTATATCGTCGAAGCGGAATATGAATTCGGAGTGAGGCTCGACAGGAAGGCGAAATTCAAAGTAATCGCCGTGACGCCTGGCTGGACCAGGGAAGCCGTCCACTATTTCGATGGCACTGAGGGCGGAGGATTCGGAGAGGATTTCGGAAGGAATTACTCATACGCAGACAATGTGCTCGGCCGTGGCTACGATTACGGCTACGACGAATACGCAGCACATTCGGCCACGATCACGCTCACAGGAGACAGCAACGGCTATGAGGCTATCATCTACGGAGCTGTCATCAATCCGACAATATATGTGAACAATAATCCGATAACAGTGTATGTCTCACTCAATTCGAGCGAGAGACTTCGCATAGTATCAGACGGATCCATAAGAACTATCGAGATCCTGCAGGCGGACGGCAGCGCAGAGAATGCTTTCGTCTACAGAGACAAAGAGCACAATCCATTCATCGAGCTCGGGAAAGTGAACGAGCTGACATTCGGAGTGATCAAATTCGACTTCACGACCATTGAGAGAAGGAGCGAGCCATCATGGACTTAATGTACATTCGAGACAGCAACGGAATAATGGACAGCGGATATCTCAAGCACTTTGAAGCGGATTTCGATATCACGACCGATCTGGATTATGTGACAAACGATTTCGAGATCAAGATGTCTCTGCCGAGCTCCGACGAGGAGCTCTTTTTTTCGGAGAATAAGATCAAGACCATCGTATATGTCGAAGGCACTGAATACGGAGGCGAAATAACAGGATCCATCATCGACACGGATGAAAAGACGATCACATATACCGGCAGGACATGGCGAGGAACTCTTTCACAGTGGATCATCGAGCCTCCTGCCGGCCAGGACTATCGCGTAGTCTCCGGCAATCTCGCAACGATACTGCGGCAGCTGCCGCTCTCGAGCTATCTTGATGTCGCGGACACGACATACACGACCGGCACATTCCAATTCGACAGATACATCACATCTTTCGAAGGTATCACGAAGCTGCTCACTAATGCAGATGCATCGCTCAGAATCGGCATCGAATTCCATGAGGGCGATGAGTATACAGGAATCGCAACGATAACTATACAGCCGACAAGAGACGCGACCGGCATGATCGAGGTGTCGCAGGATTACAACGACAACATCAAGCTGCGGATCCAGCGCGACCACAACACACCGAAGCATCTCATCTGCCTCGGGCAAGGCGAGCTGAAAAACAGAGAAGTGATTCATCTCTATGCGGATGAGAACTGGAATATCGTGCAGACAGCGATTCCGGGAGCATATCCGACAGAGATATACGACTTCTCATCTACGACAGCTCTCCTGTCGGACGGCATGAAGAGGTACAAGGAACTTATAGACGGCCACGAGCTCATAGATGTGGCCATCAAGGATCTCGACATAAGACTCGGAGATATCATATCGGCCCGAGACAGACTGACGAATGAGAATGTCGCTGCCGAGATCACGAATATTATATGGCGATGCACCGATTACGGTGATCATAAAACCGAAGAATACGAATACAAAACAAAGGTTAGGAGGTAATCAATGAGCGCTAAGATTTTAACCGGTTACTCTGGAACGAGGCACATAGTGCCGCTGGACGATGCAGCGGTATATCGTTCTATTTTCGGCATGGACTCGTACATCACTCGCGAGGGCGATATGTGCGTGGCGGAGATGCCGTCTATCAACAAATTCGACATATCATCCGGGCTCCTGTCCATACAGGGCCTCCAGGTAAGGATCACGGCTGAGGAGCTGCCGATCGACACTTGTGCGACAGGCAAGGCGAGAATCGATCTGATAGTCGCCAGATACACGCATGACAATGAGAGCAGAATCGACGCCGTAGAGCTGATGGTACTCAAGGGCGCAGAGGTAAACGACAGCAACACACCGACTCCGCCGGCATACAATACCGGCAAGATCGACGACGGAGCTACTATAGTCGACTTCCCTCTGTACAGGATAGATCTTCACGGATCCACGGTAACATATACGCTGGCCGCTCCGAGGATCGATGTCGCACTCTACGAGACGCTGATTCCGGACGGAGCAGCTTCTCATAATGGAATCTACAGAGGAAAGAGCCTCGGAGACTCCGTAACAACTGAGCAGTGGGCCGAGATCCAGGCTGGAACATTCCACGATTTATTCATCGGAGACTACTGGACAATCGGCGGAGTGAACTGGCGCATAGCACACTTCGACTACTGGCTGCATGTCGGAGATACAGAATGCACGACGCACCATGCAGTCATCGTGCCGGACACATGCCTGTACAATGCGCAGATGAATACTTCGAATGTGGTAACAGGAGCATATACCGGCTCAAGAATGTACACAAACAATCTGGCCACGGCAAAGAGCACTATCAACAATGCATTCGGATCCAGCCACATTCTGAATCACAGATTGCTATTCGCGAATGCAGCTTCCGGAAACGCATCGTCCGGCTGGGCATGGTTCAACAGCACTGTAGATCTGATGAATGAGCCTATGGTATACGGAACGAGAGCGTGGAGCGTGACGAACGGCTACGATGTAGGAGCTGACAAAGGACAGCTCGCATTATTTGCCCTCGATCATAGTAGGATCTGCAATAGATCGTACTGGTGGCTTCGCGATGTCACGAGCTCGGCCTACTTCGCCCTTGTGGACGGCTACGGCGGTGCGACCATCTACGGCGCGTCGTACTCTTTTGGCGTCCGCCCGGCTTTCGGAATCTGCTGATCTTAAATCTCCGCCCCTCGTGGGCGGAGTAAGGAGGAAAGATGAGTGTACCGAAGGGAAAACGCAGACAATCAAGATTCGAGGCGCAGCATCACTATTACAGGCTCAGAGATGATGTCACGCTGCTGATGCTGCAAGATTTCGGATTCTCGCCGGAGAAGTATCAAGAAACGATCGAATGGTATAGGCGGAGCCACGAGGCGGCAGAGAATGTAGATGAGGTCGTAGCCAGATACGAGAAGAAGGCGGAATCATTCAATAAGTGGTTTATCGACAAGGAATGCGACGCAGTGCTGGAACTGCTGAGGAAGATAGAAACGGAATTCACGCAAGGAAATTCGATATATCCTTCCGGTACTCCGGCAAAGCTCCTCGAATTCCTTGTGAGGCGATATCACATGAATAATGCTATAGCTGGATGCTACGCATTGAAGCAGGAACTCAATTATGTGATACGAGCTCTGCCGGTCGACAAGAATAAATTCGAGAGATTCGGAGAATCAATCGACAAGCAGATCGCTCTATACAAAGGAGTCAGACAATCAGATAACAGATTCCTCCGGAAGAGGAAGAAAGGAAACAACACTCTTGCACGAGAAACAGCCTCGATAATAGACGCTATTCTCGCTCTGATCCACAAGATCGGAAGCGCAGAAATAGAATAACAGGGTAGCTCTTGTAAATCGAACTGGTGGCTTCGCGATGTCACGAGCTCGGCCAACTTCGCCAATGTGAACAACAACGGCAATGCGAACAACAACAACGCGTCGAACTCTAATGGCGTCCGCCCGGATTTCGTAAGCGCGGATAAGTCCTCAAAGATAGGCAGCGCTTCGCCGAAAGGAAGAGCTATCCTTGCCGAATGGCTAAATGCTGGCGCAGAGATGCGGAGCCGCGCCGTGTCGGCTTGCTTCATGCAGCGAGTTACGACGAGCTGATAGCCGGAGCCCAACCTTCGCAAGAGGAACACGGATTATTTATGAATAGCAGCATAACAGATCTAAATGTGCTTTATGACGCTTTCCGGGCATCCATGAAGGGCAGTGCATGGAAAGAAGAGCCTCAGCGATTCGAGATAGACTTCCTGTCGGAGATCATCCGACTCAAGAAGGATGTCGAAAGCCGCACATATAAAACGGCAACAGGCTCGACTTTCGTTTTTAAGGAACGAGGCAAAGCGAGATTGATACACGGCGGCAGGATGCGCGACCGCGTAATCAGACATGCGCTCTGCGACAACGAGCTGACAGACAAGCTGAATCCATATCTGATACATAACAACGGAGCCAGCCAGAAAGGCAAAGGAATGTCATTCGCGAGAAATCAATTCGAGAAAGATCTTCATAATTACTGGCTTGAGCACCGAAACAATGATGGCTATATCGGATTCGTGGACATCTCGAAATTCTACGACAACATGCAGCACGATAAAATCATCGAGCTCGTATGCCCCATGCTGGACGAAGATGCCTCCTGGCTGCTCAAAGAGATCCTCAAGACATTCGAGATAGATGTCTCATACATGGATGAAGAGGAATATGCAGGATGCATGGCCAAGAAATTCGACTCTATTAAATATCACACAGAGATTCCGGATGAAGCAAAGACCGGAGAGAAGATGATGCGGAAGTCGGTAGATATCGGAGATCAAGTATCGCAGAACATCGGGATATTCTTTCCGACAAGACTGGACAATTACGCAAAGATCGTCCGGGCCTGCAAATACTACGGCCGATATATGGATGATATCTACATCATCGGAGAGAGTCGCGAGGAAGTCAGATCCGTCATAGAAGGAATCACAGAGCAGGCCGAAGAGCTCGGAATGTTCATCAACGAAAAGAAAACACATATCGAGAAGCTGTCTGGGAACTATAAATATCTGCAGATCAGATACACGCTCACGGACACAGGCCGCGTCATCCGCAGGATCAATCCGAAGAATGTGACGCGAGAGCGTCGCAAGCTGAAAGCATACAAGAGGCTGCTCGATAAAGGAAAGATGCCGGCGGAGGATATCGAGGAGGCATTTAAGTCATGGCTCGGCGCGACATACAACTACATGTCGAATCAGCAAATCATAAACATAATCACGCTATATCTAAATCTATTTAGGAGGGAACTAACATGGAAAAAACAATCACGATTACGCTGGCTGACAAAACAGTGCTCGGCCCTCTCGGACTGAACGGAAATAACTATATTTCCGAGGATGTAATAGAGGACTCCGTATTCGAAGATAATCTCAGCAAGGTCGAAATCTATGACAGTGCGACAGATCAAAGAACGGTATTGAAGGACGCAATCCTCGTCCAGAACATCGAGCAGGACGGAGGCAGCTGGTTTATCCTCAGAGAAAAGACTCACCAGGAGCAGCTCGAGGATGATATCGAATCGCAGGCACAGGCGATCATGGAACTCGCCGAAATCATCGGAGATCTTTAAGGAGGTGCAGTATGGTCAATTTCTATGTACGCAGAATCAGAGAAGGCAAGATGACACTCGAAGAAGTGCCAGCTCGCTGGTACGAAGCTGTCAAAGCAGCTCTCGAAGAGGACGAAGAAGATGAATGATGAAGAGGTCGCAAGACTCTCACTGCCGGAGCTCATTGAGATGCTCCGCAGGATCGCAGAGGAGATAGAGCTCCGGGCGATGGAACTCGCAGGAGAGCAGACCAAAGGAGAGGAAACATGATAATCGAGAATATCACAATAGGAGAAATGGCGGCTGCGGCCGCTTTTTTAGTGGCGTTCATAGTCGCAATCAAAAAGCTGAAAGAATGGACTACTGACGCAATCAAGGCCGCAGTCAAAGAAGAACTCGGCGAGCTATCGAAGGATATAAAAGATCTGCGATCAGAGCTCAAGAAGGAGGACAAGGAGAAAACAAAGAATTTTCTCGTCGCTCGGCTAAGCGAAATCGAAAACGGTGAAACATGGTCGGAGGTCGAGCGCCAGCGCTTCTACGAGCAATACGACCACTACATTAACGACTTAAACGGCAACACATACATCAAGAAGGCCGTCGAAGTACACGAAAGCGAAGGAAAGATATGGAGGTAATGAAATGAATCTATCAGTAATCGATGCAATGTTAATTCCTGTAGTGACGGCAGCCTGTCTCTGCATAGGCTATGTCATGAAGAAGTGGCTGCCGACAGATGACAAATGGATTCCTACAGTGCTGCTCATAGTCGGCGCGATATCCGGATTCATCATGTTCGGAGCTGATTTCGAAGGCATTGTCAAAGGAATGGTCAGCGGACTCGCTGCGGTAGGACTGCACCAGGCATTCAAGCAGCATCTCAAGCTGCCGATGGGCGACGATGAGATCTATTCGATGGGTGCAGGATATGAAGAGGATGAAGAGGGAGGCAAGGATCATGAGTAATAGCAGCCTGGTAACATACAAGAGGATAGTCAGAAACAAAAACGCCGGAAGAGGCGGAAAGAAAATCGACAAGATATTCGTTCATCACATGGCCGGCAATCTGACAGTCAAGCAGTGCGGAAATGTATTCGCTACACGCGAAGCATCTGCTCATTACGGCGTCAGCGGAAGCCAGATCGGCCAGTATGTCGACGAGGCAGATACGGCCTGGCACTGCGGAAATTTTAGCTATAATCAGAGATCAATCGGAATCGAGCTGGCCAATGATGGCGGAGCATCCTCGAACTGGCATGTATCGGACAAAACGATTGCCACGGCCATCGAGCTCATCGCTGATATCTGTAAGAGAAACGGAATCAGCAAACTCAATTTCACAGGCAATCTGAACGGTAATCTCTGCATGCATAGCTACTGCGCCGCGACTGCCTGCCCTGGCGGATATCTCAAGGGCAAATTCAAATACATAGCCAACGAGGTAAACAAGAGGCTGGCGTCAGCGCCGACGCCAAGCAAGCCGCCGAACAAAAACAAGTGGCTGAATTACTCGCTGCCGTTCACAGTGAGAGTGAAGGAGAAGGATCTGTATATCAGATCCGGAGCCGGAACGAACTACAGCAAAGTGAAAGTGAGCGGAAGCACATTCATAAAGCCGGGAGTCTATACGATTATAGAAGTAAAGGAAGCCGGCGGATATACATGGGGAAAGCTGAAAAGCTCCACAAAGAAGTCGCCGAGATGGATCGCCCTCGATTTCACATCTAAG